ATATTGTATTTGTTTCTTTTGAAAAGAATTTAAGAACACCATAATCCAAACTATTACCATATTCGTTAGTTAAACTATGATGTAAAATAAATCCATTATTTGGTAATGAACCACTTATCCACAAATGAATAATATTTGTAACATCCATTCTAACATCATCGGGTTGATAGTTATATGATTGCGATGCTTCCGATGCGGTATACCAAGTTCCACCTTCTGCATTTGCTGAACCGGTTGCACCACTTCCTATATAATTCGCAGTTCCGGCTATTGTATTTTCTTGCCACTTTCTATCACCATCTCTATATTTCCAACTAATACCATCGGTTGTTATATTATCAAATTTTGTTCCAGTTCCCATAGTCCAACTTTGCGAAACTGCGTTTGCATAAATCGTATATTCCAAAGGTATTTCAGAAGAATTAGCAGAACGAAGAACTAAGTATGTTTTCCAACTACCCGTTCCTATCGTTTCTATTTCTGTTTTTATGGAACCTGTATCAAACTTTATTAATGCTCTGGCTATATCTTTAATAGAACCATAGTAAAGTTTACCAACCTCTAATATCTCATCTCTACCTGCGTTTTGGTCAGGTTGTTGTAGGTAGATACTGGCATCGTATGATGATGTGAAAAATTTATGCATATTATAAAGCTCTTCCTTTTATATCTTTGTTAGGGAATTTTACTTCGAAAACACACGGGTCTAAAGATGGATAAATTATTTTACCTTTAGTTGCCTCATCCATATTATACTTATTTGGAGAATATCCTGCTCCACCATCACCACATATGTTATAAATTTTTACAGATGGAACACTCATAACCCCTTCTACATTTGCAAGTAATAGTTCTACTTCAGAAATATTAATTGGCTTATTAAATGTCCAATTATCTATATTGAAATAATCCTGCAACTCAGCTAAACAATTAGCTAAAACTTCTCTTTTATTATAATTTGAATATGCGATTATTTCAAAATCAACTCCAATATTTACAACAAATCCATTTATTATATTAACACCATCCGTTAATACTCTATATTCTCCTAAATAGGTTTTAAGATTTTCCTTAACGGCATCATTTAAATTTGTTAATTTCTTTTCAGAATCATAACCCAAAACATACATATTGATTGCAAATGGATTATTTAATTCATTTACATTTGATTTTTTTTGAGATAAGTATTTTACCAATTCTTTTTGCGTATCTTCTTTAGACAATCCTTTAAGCGTTTCTACTAAATTTGAAAACTCTTGTAAATTTTTTGGATTAGCAAGAATTGATGCAGGTGAACCATTATCAATTTCACCATCTGCAGATACATAAACTTTAGCAACGCTACCATATCTTTCTGGCATTGATAATGCTCTAACCATATAGTCTTGTTTGGTTACCGCTCTATTTTGAGAACCAAACATAGCTATTGCATTTTGTCTAATTTCTTCAATGGATTCTGCACCCCTACCACCAACAGCTGGTTCTAAATTTTCAACTGCAATAGAATCTTTGTTTGATTCATATAATGCAGCTTCTGCTGTCGATAAACTCAAAATATCTTCTTCAAATTCTATTCTACTTATTGTTGTTAAATCTTCTGAATTAACATTGGATTCAACTCCACCACCAACTAAATATTTTATAGTAAGTGTTTTTCCAAACGGTGATATTCCAAATGTATTTGTTTTCAAAAAGTTAGATGGGTCAATACCTTCATTTGTTCTTTTTATAGAATTTGCTAAACCTAAACCAACATTTTTTGTGTTTGGTAAAAGAATTTCATCCTCATAACCGGCTGAATTATTACCACTACCAAATTGTAAATCAATAGTGCTATCGGAATTAACTCTAACCGAAAATCTTCTTGGAACTTTTTGCACTTCTAAAACATAAGGAACAGTATCGGCATATTGAGATAATTCGGTATTTGCTCCTGTGTTTGGTTGTTCAACGAAGATACTTTCTTGTGCTAAATAAGGAACTTCATACCATTTGTTTCCTTGAGAATCCACAATAGAACTTATTGATATAATATTTGTATCGTTTAATGTAATCGTTGGATATTCCGTATTATCGGTTATTTCAATTTGTATCTCACGTTCTTCTGCGGATACTGCTTTTACTTTTTTTGTAATTAAGTATAAATTTGGTTCACCCGTTTGTTCATCTCTTCCAGCCACATCTATTTCTCTATCCGTTGGATTTGAAAAATCAATATTATCAATTGTTCTAAATACAATGTTTGGATTTGATCTTGATTGAACCTGTAATCCATCTTTTATTTTAAAATAATAAGTAGAATTAGGTCCGTATCCAGGTGCTCCCATTGATGGAACGGTTTGATAAACGGTCAATGTTGTTACTGCAGGTGTAGTCAATTTTGGTTTATATCCCATTGATTGAGCCAATGCCATAACATTCTTTCTCTCCGTTGCGTGTAATAATAAAGATTCTTTTAACTGAGTATCTTGATAAAAAGATAAAACATCTCCAACAAACGCAGCCATATCTAAGAATACGCCACCAGGTGATGCTTCACTAAAATCGGAAAATGTATTTGGAAAATATGTCTTAGAATAATCAACTAAATTTTGTCTAAATGAGGCAAAATCTTTTCCAACATAGTTTATATCTCTGTTATTATTTTTCCAATTTTTATCTATTGGTTTAAGTGCCATTTATTATTGTTTTATACTTACATTTATTGTTTCAGATAAATTTTCATTAGATTTCAATGAAAATTTAATTTCTAAATTAATTTGATGTTTATCAATATCTTCATCATCATAATCAAATATGATTTCATCAATATTAATATATGGAATCCAAGTATTAACCGCACGAATTATAGATGCTTCTATTTTATCATCTATCTCACCCGTTATTATTGGTTCAAATAGTAGAGACCATACATCACAACCAAAATCAGGATACATAACTCTTTCTCCTTTTTTGGTCATAATTAAATTTTTCAAATTATCTTTAGCTTGTGTAATTGTTGAAAAATTGACAGAAAAGATTCCATTGGTGTTGGAACTTCTATCTATACCAATACCAATTACTTTGTAATCATTTACTTTTAAGTCATTTACATTTACTTTACCAAGCTCTATAGCCATTTTATCTTAATCCTTTTTCTTTTTCTTGTTTTGAAAACACTTTTGCCAAATCACTATAATCTCTACTTAATGCTTTGGTTAATGCATCCAACCCAGCGTTACCAGTTGATGGTATTTGTTGCTGAATACTTTGTTGTGCTCTGTAATCCATCGTATCCCAACCATCTTCTTCATATTGTTGTGGTTGCATCATGTCTAATACACTACTACCACCAACCATTCCCGGTGCACCACCTTCTGCTCTTTGTGCAGCTGTAAATGGTGTTGTCATATTCAATACCTCATTCAATGCCGCATTAGATGTATATTCTTTCATTGGTTGTTGAATGGGTTTTTGATTAATCTGTCTGCTTTTATTAAGAGCATCTGTAGCTGCCGTAAACGGGTCAACCGATTTGATGGCTTCCTTTAATGTAGGAGCCGTTTGTTTCTTTTGTGAGTTCAATGTAACCGCACCGGATTTAATCAACTTAGCTAATTCTTCTTTAACTTGCTGTTTAACTTCGTTTTTTACAACTTCTTTGATTAATCCGACTAATAATTTCGAATCCATAATAATTGTTTTTAATAAATATTGAAAGTTTTAATTTAATCTGGTATAATATATCCACTCCAAGGTAAAACTCCTGGTGCAGGCGGTGAAGGTGGTGGATATTGTGCCAAAACAACATATAATCCACTTACTGTCATTAAATGTATCTTAGCAGATGTAACAAATGCATCTAAAAATGTAGATGGGTTATTATTTGGTGGAACAGGTATTGGTGTCCATACTCCTGGATTTAAAACTATACCCTGTGTTAATGCTATACTTTTTATTGCTCCGGCCGGCGGTAATATTGGTGGGATTGGCATCATTAAACCACCCGTCCAATAACTTATCACAGCGGGGCCTATAACATCCAATAGCGTTAATGAATTTGACATTTGTGTCTGAGATAAAAATGCAACTATCTGTGCTTCCATTGCCGTTGGGTTTCCTTGCATCAATGGAATTGGACTAATTGTTTCCCTACCAGCTTTTACTGCGGTATCATATGCCAATGTAAATGCTTTTGCAAATCCGGCCATATTGTTGCCAAATGAATTGGATTGCATTGCAGGTAATAAAGTTGATTTAAATATACTCCAAGACATTAGTTCTTACTTAAATAGTTTTTAGCTGATAATAATGTTTTTAGTTTTGATTTTATAGAATTGAATTGCGCAACATTAGTCGGTCCGGTTGCAGATGGACCAGCTGGTGTTAAATAAACTTGTTTAGTTATTGCATCTATCAATTCTTCTAATATCTTTACTAATTCACCACCTAATACCATTTTTTGAACGGATGCTCCCGCATCTCCTTCTCCTTTATCTTTTCCTAAATATATTTTACCACTATCGGAATTTAAGAATATGTTATTAGAACCTTCGGAATGAATTGTTATATTTTTCTTATTATGAAAATATATTTCCTTTTCAGCATCAATAGAAAAATTACCATCCGTAATTATACCCGCATTACCTTTACCAAAGATAATAAATTCTTTTGATTTTGCAGATAAAACTATTCTATCGGAGTTTACCCACAACTGGTCTCCTTTCAAATCATCTGATGTTGGATATTCTTTAAATCCAACTTTTGTTTTTTCAACCGTTTCTTTAAATGGAACTTTAATTTTATTAGATGTTATATAAATGGATGTTCCATCTTTATTTATATCTTCTTCAATTAACTCACCAATTTTTTTATCATCTAATTCCGGATTTTGTTTATTTCTTATAAAAATACCAGGTGATGAAGTTTTATCATCTTCTGTAAGAAAAAACTCAGAAAATCTAATTGTATTTCCTACTCTACCTTGTATAATAGTATCGCCCTCTTTAGGTTTTAAAAATTTGATTTTTTCGTTTACCTTATATTTTTTGCTTTCTGATTTCTTAACCGGTGCTGGTGTGTTTGTTGTTCCTGTTTGTTTTGTTTCTTTATAATCCTTTGCCGTAGATTTTGTATTGGATGTTTCAGGCTTTCTTTCTTTTGCTGTCTCTGAAGTTTTATAATCTTCTCTATAATTTGGATATAATGTAGTTGAATATGGTAACCAAAAATGTTCATTTTCGATTTCTAAAATAATAACAGTTTCACCAACGATTGGATAGGTGAAATTATTTTTATCAAAAGGAAACGCATACGCTTCTATTAAAATCGGAGTTTCTCTAGCATAAGATAATGCTCCTAAAAATCTCGAATCTTTATCTGCAAAATTTTTATTATCATTGTATTTTAAAAGAAAATCATTTTTTTTATCCGTATTAAAAAAATCATCTTCCTTATAAAAAACTTTTGTTACAGTTGCTAAAAATGAATTCATTATTTTACTTTAGTTTTTATTTCTTCGATTTCAATTTCAATATCTTGTAACTTTTCTTTATTTTTTTCTTCTACGGCATTTATAGTATCCTCCATATCAGCTAACAATTGAGCTTTTTCATTTTCACTCAACCAACCATCTTCACCAATACCCTTTGCTTCTGCAGCTGCTAATCTTTGTGCAATTGTTGCAAGTTTAATTAAGTGGTCATCGTTCTTAACGGATACCTCAATAAGGTCTTTTATGATTGGAGCAATAACAGTTGCTTCACCAACATTCTTAATTAATTTTCTTAATGATTCAATCAATTCCGAAATGTTTTTCTTTTTGTTTTGTTGGTTTTCGTATATATCTTTAAATAATGATGATAAGTTTTTACCATCAAATAATTGAAATTCTGTTGCCATTATATTACTTTGTTCTTTACTATATAATTATAAAATTCCTGACTTATTAGATTATACCCCAATGCATTAGGATGTTTACCAGGTTCATTAGTATCTTCAAAACAATCTGTGTTGGTTTCTTCTAAAAAATCTCTAAATGTTTTTTCACTAAATTTCCAATATAAATTTTTATTAATCAAATCTAAATAATTATCATCTAAATTTAAATTTTCAACATCTACCATTTTATCAAAAGCATCAGACATGATGTATTTAATTTCATAAAATTCTAATAATTTTTGTAAAAAAATAATATAATTTTGATTAACAATGTTGTAATAATTTTGATTAAAAAGATTTTCTAAAAAGAATGATTTATATTCTTTTAAAAATGAATCATATACATTATCATTACTTTTATAAGATTCTATAAATTTTTCAGGCTTATTTAATAAGTGTTTTACAGACCAACTAACCCATTGTTGTCTTGGTAAAAATGCGGCATAATCTCTTAAAGATGAACTCCACATTATAATAACCAAATCATTCTTTTTTATTCTGCCTGTAACAACATCATCTATTATGGAGTTGAATATTACCGCATTTGGATTACCACTTTTACCATTATTAATCCAATTAACATTAAGCGATTCCGCCAATGTTTTTACCCAAGAATGGTTATTTCGGTATATTATTAAATCTTGGTTTTTTAAACTTTTTTCTTTTTTAATATTACAACCTTCACCCTCTGTCCAACTATCTCCATATGCATGTAATATCATTACTTATAAATTATAAAATTATTAATAACTAATATATCCATATCACAATTTAAAAATGTCCAAATTGCTTTATTTGGGTCATTTGTCATTGTGTGGTCTTTTAAATTGAATGATGTGTTTAATAGAATTGGTGTTCCTGTTAGTTTCTCAAACTCCTTTAATAATTTGTAATAAAGTGGATTTTGTTCCTTTGTTACCGTTTGTATTCTTGCACTATTATCCACATGTGTTACTGAAGGGATTGGTGTTTCGGAAATAACTTGAACAACTTGATTCATATACGGAACATCTTCTTCTGATTTAAAATACTTTTGATAATCTTCGATTGTAACCGAAGGAGCAAATGGTCTAAACATTTCTCTCTTTTTGACAACCTTATTAATTCTATCTCTAATATCAGATAGATGTGGATTACCCAATATGGAACGATTACCTAATGCTCTTGCACCAAATTCAGTCCTACCTTGAAACCAACCTACTATTTTTCCCTTCTTAATATATTTTGCAACAATTTCACACAATCTTTCATCATCTTGTGCAACTTCAACGCATAATTTTTTGTTTTGTTTAACTATATCTCCAACCGATAGTTCCCACTTAGGACCTAAATATGGTGATTGATTATCACCACCTTTTACTTTAGGATGACCCAATGTTTGATGCCAATGATATAAACATGCACCAATAGCAGAACCACTATCTGATGGTGCAAATGGAATCCAAATATTTTTTATTGATGTATGTTTTTTAATCTTACCATTAGCAGTTCCATTATATGCACATCCACCACCTAATACTAAATTTTCACTATTCCAATTATTAGTTACATTATTGATAATATAATATAACATACTTTCATACCATCTTTGTAATGATGCAGCTAAATCTTTATGATGTTGTTCTATTGGTTCATCTCTAAAACGAGGAGGAAATCCAATTAAATTAATTAATTTATGATTAAACATATCAGTTTCGGATGTCACATATGTAAAGTATTTTTGGTCAATTGTAACGATATCACCCAATCTATCCCATCCAGTTATTTTATCAAATAATTGTTGATATTTTGAAGCATCACCATATGGTGCCAATCCCATTACTTTATACTCACCTTCGTTTGGTTTGAATCCTAAATATGCAGTGAACGCTGAATAAACCAATCCTAATGAGTTTGGAAATTGTAGGGTTTGTATTGTATGAAATTTATCAGGATAACACATTACAGCATGCATTGTATTAAATTCACCAACACCATCAATTGATACCCCAATTGCTTTATCAAATGGTGATGTATAATATGAAAATGCTAAATGTGAAAAATGATGTGGTGTATATTCTATAATACCCGTATATCCAATTGATTCCAATAGTCCTTTC